GAGGTGCTAAGAGAAGCTGAACAAGTTAAATATAAAAATATGGATATATTAGTTTGTAGAACTGAAGTGCATGATGGGCAAATTTTTATTTACAACAGAAAAACAAATCTGTTTATCACACAACAAGCAACCATTGAAAGTACATTCAAGTACTTCATAGATAACTATCCTGGCAGAAGAATACATTTCGGAGAAGAATAAAAATGAGCGTCACAAAAATAAAAAGTAATTTAATGGATAGCAGAGATGCATTCAAGCCATTCAACTATCCGTGGGCATACGATGCATGGTTAAAGCACGAACAGAGTCATTGGTTGCATACAGAAGTTCCAATGGCTGAAGATGTAAAAGATTGGAAGAAAAAATTAACAGTAGAAGAAAAACATTTTCTCACAAACATCTTTCGGTTCTTTACTCAAGGCGACATTGATGTTGCTGGTGGTTATGTAAAGAACTATCTACCATACTTCAAGCAACCAGAAGTACGTATGATGTTACTTGGCTTTGCCGCTAGAGAAGCATTGCACGTGGCTGCCTATAGCCATCTGATTGAAACATTGGGTCTGCCAGATACAACATATAACGAATTCTTAGCATATCAAGAAATGAAAGACAAGCACGATTATGTGTTAGACATTTCAAATGCAAATGGGGATTTACAATCAACTGCAACCCACATCGCCGTGTTCAGTGCTTTCACTGAAGGGATGCAGTTGTTCTCTTCTTTCATTATGCTTTTGAACTTTCCACGCATGGGTAAGATGAGAGGCATGGGGCAGATTATTACTTGGTCAATTGTTGATGAAACGCAACATGCTGAGTCTATGATTAAACTCTTTAGAACATTCATTCAAGAGAATAACGAAATCTGGAATGATGAACTAAAATCTCGCATATATACTATAGCAGAACGAATGGTTGAACTTGAAGATAAGTTTATTGACTTAGCTTTTGGCATCAATGAAATGGAAGGTCTTACTTCGGAAGAAGTTAAGAAGTACATTCGATATATTGCAGACAGGCGCCTTATCAGTCTCGGGCTGAAAGGTATTTTTAAAGTTAAAAGAAATCCATTACCTTGGGTTGAAGAAATGATTAATGCTCCAACGCATACCAATTTCTTTGAGAACAGAGCAACCGACTATGCAAAGGGTGCTACAAAAGGTGATTGGGCAGACGTATGGGGGAAAGCCGCATGAAGAATTTATTTTGGACAATTTGTTTGGTAGCTGGAATTACATTTCCTGCATGGAACGCACATGCACAAACGGGAAAACAAAAAGCAGGAGTTATCTATGACGCTAATATTACTAGGGTTATTGATGGTGATACTGTTGCGTTTGAAGCGGCTTGGTTACCAGAGCCACTCAAAAAAGAATTAAGCATTCGTGTCTTTGGTGTTGACACACCAGAAAAAGGATTCAGAGCGCAATGTCCAAAAGAAGATGTGATGGGACAAAAAGCTAGTGAATTTACAAAACATGCTGTTGCTTCTGCACAGAAACGTCAAGTGATTTTAATGGACTGGGACAAGTATGGTGGTCGTGTTCTTGGTGATGTTATCTTAGATGGAAAAAGTCTACGCCAAGCATTGATTGTGAATGGTCTAGCCCGTGAATATTACGGCGAGGCTAAAACTTCTTGGTGCAATTGAGGAATTCATGTGGAGACTATGGGCAAAAGCACTAGGACACAAAGCTAGTGATTGTGATAAAGAATCGGACAAAATTGCAATCATTAGAACATGTATTGTGCTTTGCTATATAATAACGAATCTGTTTATTGTAGCAGGCGTTATAAGGCATTGGTAAAACATGGCACACATAGTAGCAAATCTTCCCGCAATTAAATGCTTTGTACGCAAAGAATTTCTCTATGATTTTGAACAAGGTTTTGGAGAGTTAGTTCCTTGCTGGTGGATAACAATAAAATCATTGAGAAGTCAAGCATTTCGTATAGAATCATATCTAAACGAATATGGTGCATTGTATGATAAATTACCTCTTCATGCATATTGTTGGAAGCCAATTCAAGGTGAGCCATTGCCATTAGACTATTTACAGTTGTGGAATAGTTTATCGTCAGATATAACAGTCATAAGAAAATCTATGATTGCTAACATGAAATGTAAGTTTAAGTTAAAAGGTGGCGATTGGATGTACGGTGAATATCTCTTCACCGTTGATTCTGCACATACAGATTTCAATACATTGGATTGTGGCCACAGTGAAGATATTGAAGATCATAAATCATTTAATTTTATTAAATGTGATAATGGACAGTTTGCGGCTCAACCAAATAACAGATTAATTATATTGGAACCCGCAAGCAATCCTAAACAAATGAAGACACCAGATTTTAAAGTTGCTACAAAAAGATGGAATGTGGAATTAGACCCAAAATGGGCACTTGGAGACACAAGTACAGTAATGTACGAATAAGGAGAAAAAAATGACAACATATAACGTATTTTGCGATGGCTGTGCGGCTGAGTATTCAGTAACACCATTAGCAGGATCAGACACACCCCCAACAAATTGTGCTTATTGTGGTTCGGAAATAGCCGAAGAAACAATATCAGAAAAAAATCAAGATTGGTCGGATGACGATTTTGACAGATTAATAGAAGACGATTGGCCTTCAGACGAAGACGATGCATTTGGAAGACGATAAATGATTATCGCAGGAGTAGATTATTCTCTAACGTGCCCTGCAATGTGTGTGTTTGATACTGAAGATGGTGAGTTTAATTTTGATAACTGTCATTTATATTATTTGACACAATCTAAAAAATATGATGTTCAATTTAAAAACATAACAGGTAGATTTTTTGACCATGAAGGAATGACTGATATACTCAGATATGACGGCATATCAAATTTCTTCATTGATAAATTGTTAGAGACAGATAAGAACTGCCATGTATTCTTAGAAGGTTATTCTATGGGATCAAGAGGCAGAGTTTTTAACATTGCAGAGAACGCAGGCATTTTAAAATACAGACTATGGTTGTTTGCCGTAGAGTGTACAGAGATACCACCAACGGTACTTAAGAAATATGCTACTGGTAAAGGTAATGCAAATAAAGAACGAATGCAAGAAGTCTTTGAAGAATTTAATGACATTCGTTTAAAAGACGAACTACATATGACTGAGAAGCAATGGAATCCTTCTTCAGACTTGATAGATGCATATTGGTTATGCAAATATGGATTTGACAAGTTGACATCCGAAACAAAATAGAGTATACTCTATATTATAATAGAAAGTGATAATCATGGAAGAAGAAAAACTTAGTTCGTTGTTTGGTCTAGACGATGCTAAAAAACCTAGACAACCAAAAATACTAGGACAACTATACACACTCTATTTGGTTGGAGAAATAACAACTCCAGAAGACTACGTTGAGTGGTATGAAATAATCAGAAATGCATCAGAAAATGATGTTATCAAAATTCACATCAATTCACCTGGCGGTAATTTATTTACTGCCGTACAATTGATGCGTGTCATGGCAGAATCTCAAGCTAACATTTTAACATCAGTAGAAGGCGCATGTATGTCGGCTGCTACAATGGTGTTCTTGTCTGGTGATGGATTTGAAATCTCCGAACATTCTATGTTTATGTTTCATAATTATTCGGGTGGAACAATCGGCAAAGGTGGTGAGATGTACGACAACATCATGTATGAACGCAAGTGGTCAGACAGATTCATGCGTAGTGTATACGCTGGATTCTTGACAGATGATGAAATTAAGTCTATACTAGAGAACAAAGATATCTGGATGGAACCACAAGATGTATTCAAACGATTGAATAAACGTGCAGAAGATATGATGAAAGAAGCAGAAACTAAAGTTAAAAAGCCTAGAGTCAAATCGGCACTTAAAAAGGTGCCTGCTAAAAAAGTGAGGAAAACAAATGAGTGACAGTGTATTTTTAGTATCTTCTGCGATTCATGCAAAGCATGGCGTGTATGATACACAAACAAGACTCGAACAAACTATTGAAACTTGTAAGTCTATCAGAAATAGATGTGATGCAGAAATCATCATACTAGATGGTGGTTATCAAGATATCACAGAAAAAGAGCGTGATATATTATCACCACACATTAATAAATTTTATAGTTTTGCTGACGCCGATAACGTTAAACAGCTACAGCAAGTTCCAAATCACGACATTGTTAAGAACATGATTGAAATTATTATATTTGGTTCGTTCTTTGATAAAGCAGTTGAAGATGGATGGCGTGAGAAATATAAGCGTATCTTTAAAATGAGTGGTCGTTATACATTAAATGATGATTTTAATTACGACAAACACATGCAAGCTAAAGACAAGGTTATCATTCGGGGTCCATTCACAAGTCAATTTAAATCAGAAATCACAGGTGGTGTTTCATTGCAATACATGAGTCGCTTGTGGAGTTTTGATGCATTATTGCTTTCATATGTTAGCGTTCTTTATACTGACATGTTTAATCACATGTCGGAGCGATTGAATTTAAAAGGATATATTGACATTGAGCATTTATTGTTTCATCATCTTGATCCTGTGTTGATTGAGAACATTGGTAAACTTGGTGTAGAAGGAAATATCGCACCGAATGGAGCGAGGGTATCAGATTGAACTATAAAATTTTTCAGATTTGTTTTGAAGACAGACAGATTGCTTTAGTTGATCCTTTGTTAACACCATTTGATAATACATCAAATGAAAAGCCTGAGTTGCGAGAGTTTCATTCATTCAATCGTATCATTGACGAGGGCTTTGCAGATGACTTAGATGCATGGGGTGTCTTTGGTCCTCGCTGGCAAAGCAAGATGCGTTATGAAGCTAACATAATCAAAGACGCTATCGACAACAATGGTGGCTATGATGTTTACATTTTCAATCATGCTAGAGTACAGAATGCACTAACTGCGAACGTGTGGGAACAAGGAGATTATTTCCATCCAGGAATCAAACAAGTTGTTCGTTCCGCATTTATTGCTGGTGGGTATGATACGAATGTCCTTGATAATGTAATGACGGATTCAACTTGCTATTGCAGTTACTTTGTTGCGACAAAAGCATTTTGGTTAGAGTACATTGCATTCGTAAAAGATATCAAAGAAAAACTCGAAGCATTGACTAGAGAAGATGCAGAAATTTATCACGGTAGTGCAAACTACAGCAGAGATCCAAATCTGAATATGTTTCCATTTATCGTTGAACGATTATTCTCTACATTTCTTCAGATGAAAGAATATAAAGTCTATAGTCAACCATACGATTATGACGTTTATAAAAGCCAGATTAATGATTTTAGCAAAGTGTTAGACGCATTGTATGGCATTAAACGTATGACTGTTGAACGCCAATCACAAGAACTATTTGAACATTGGAACTTGTTAAGATTGTATTTTGCAAAGACACATCCTGATTTGTTTAACTTAGACTGACATGAATATTGATTTATTTCGCCCAACTATAGAATGGATTAAAAATGACTACAATTCTCATCCTTTTCGTTTTTTCATTGAGTTGTTGGCTTGGGCTATTAGCATTGGCTGTAGTATTACCATGGCTTCCACAGTTCCAAATCCACCTCTATTGGCGTTGTATCCTATCTGGATTATTGGTTGCTCCTTGTATGCTTGGGCTTCTTTTACTAGGAAATCATTTGGCATGTTGGCTAACTATCTACTGCTAGTCAGCATTGACAGCATAGGGCTGTTCAGAATGATTGCCACTTGACTTTCCACATCACCCGAGTTATAATTAGTCTATCAACTTAAAAATTGGAGTACATATGGCAAACAAAACTTGGACAATTTCACTGGAAGAAGATTCCGAAACTGGTGACTTGATTCTTCCTCTGAATGATGAGATACTAGAAGGAACTGGTTGGAAAACTGGCGACAACATCGAATGGATTGACAATAAAAATGGTAGTTGGACTATGAAGAAAATTGAAACACAATGGGTGCTTGTTGAAGCAATTTCTACATTCCGTGAACGCTACATGGTAGAAGTGCCTGTTGGCGTTGACAGACATGGTAAAGATAAAGCAGACTGGGCACTTGATACAGTTACACTAGAAGAAGCCAAAGAGTTTTCGCAAGAACACTTGGGTGAGACTATCATATCGCATCGTGTTGTAACTAAAGAAGAAGCACTTGCATTGTGTGATAAAGATAACGCATATTGTAAAGCGTGGAGTGAAGAAATGAAAATGAATTCATTTTTCACATCAATGGCAGAGCATATACGTGATGGAGATTATAATGACGCTACCTGATGAAAGATATCGTGCGTTACGTTGTGGGCATCAAATGCTTTTAGATTTGTTGAACCCCAACGTAACCCCTAGAGTCCCCAAATACATACGTCAACGTGCATTGAGTGTTCTACGACACTATCCAAGTTCATATCACTTTGAAAAGATTGTAGAAACAATGCCTGATGAGTTTGCATTCAATAGTTTATTCGTGAAGGTGACGAATGAAAGCGAAAATTGAAAATGAAGTTATACACTTCTTGAAAGAGTTATTGCATCCAGAAGGTTTTGGTTGGTCAGTAACAGATGAGGTTCGTAAAGAATCAAAGCGACTTTTAATTATGATAGAAAGTGAAAACAATGAGCAAGATTCAACAGTTCGGCAGACCGTTTGAAACGTTTGATCCCAGTAATAAAAAACATCGAAAGATTTTTCACGATGTGATGCGATATAAAACTTGGGGTCGGTCTGCAATTTGTTTTTGGGCAGAAGATGATTCTTCAGGTTCGAATAGTTTGATGGATCAATGCATTAAAGCAATGGGAAGATACTATATAGAAAAAGAATTCGGTGAATTGATTGACGATGATCCGTTTAACTCTGGAAAAGAAACTCGCAGTCGGCCTAATCCACATCCATATATTTACACCAGGAAATCGACAATAACATGAAAATCTACATCGGACCTTATAAGAATTGGGTTGGACCATATCAGATTGCCGAAGCACTTTGCTTTTGGGCAAAAGATATTGAAGATGAATACGGATTCAAAA